CTCCTTCCAAATTTGCACCCTCTCGTCAAAGTCACGATCTAGTTCAGTGCACAAATGTGAAATGTTTGCTCTTTTTGCTATTTCTTGCAATTGAGCGCGACGTTTTTCATAGACAACACGTCCATGATTGAACCACTCACGAAGAGCAGTGTCAATATTGATGCCACAAGCATGCTCCTCCGTCAAAGGAGCACCTTTTCCACGCATGAAACAATGCAGCATCTTTTCACAGGATTTATCGACTAGAGCGCCCACGTGGCACCCTATCTCTGGAATAAAGACACTTTTCCGCTTCAAAAATTCAAAATCTTCAGCGGGCAAGTAATCTAACAATTCACTTTCCTTATCTGGCATGGTATATATCTGACCATACTCAGCAAGAAATTCAGAGAAACCTTTAATAGTAAAATTGTCCAATTCCTTTTTCTTCGTTCCAATATTATCGTCACCATAAGTCATCAAAGCGACATACTCACGGAAACGTTTTCTTTCCTCGAAATTATCAAAAGTGTGGTGAGCGTAAAAATAACAACGCATATTAAGTGCACCACAAATTCCATTCAACTGGGCAGTCAAGGAGTTACCACTGATATGAGTACCAGTGATAAAACCAATTAAATCCCCATTAAAAGCTACAACGGCATAAACTAAATCGCCAGCCATAGCTTCCATAATACTAATATCTTCATCGCTATAATCACATTCTCTTGCAAAATCAATGAGAATGCGCAAAGCAGCAAAGATAAGTTGGGATGGAATTTTCTGGTCGTACTTTCCATAGTCTCCTCCTATGAGGTGCTCTTCTCCATGTTTAAAAATATGTTGATGGAGCTCCTCCCATTCAGGACCGTGACAATTTATGCCAACAGCACTTTCAGCTTTTAGAGGGTTCATTTGCAACACACGCAAAATAGGTAAATAATACTTACGTACTAAATACGTCAAAGGAAGTGCGTTGCCATAGAAAATTCGACATTTAGGTTTTGATAAAACTTCATCTTTCTTACAAGCCTTGGCAATAGGATAAGCACGCTCACCTCTACGATAACAATTCTCACACCGTTCAATTTCATCCATAATCAATGGATCAAAAACACGGTTGTTAGGATTATCGGGAGTAGGAGGCAACTCTGTTACGAAGCGTCTCTTTTTGCCATTCAAGGGAAAACCCATTGATGTGTCAAGCTTGATCGCATCAATAAATTTCTTTCCAGGTATCCCACACAAATTTTCTTGGTCAGTGAGGGGCCTAGCATCGTTCCACAAGGGATTTTTGAAAATGGGTAATAGGTCTTCCTTGTAATCCCGAACAGCAACATCAAGTAGGTCAGTGCTGTACGGTTTCGCGGGGTTTGACAGATTTGCCAAGCAT